TTATGTGGACACTTCGCCACTCCCAGACCCACCTTTCAACGGATTAAATCGCACTGCATCCTGTAGGAAATCAGGGGCAAAGTGGGCATATGTCATTGTCTGCTGAATCGTGGCATGACCCAAGATCCTCTGAAGCACCAGAATGTTGCCACCATTTGCCATAAAGTGCGTTGCGAACGTATGCCGCAGCGCATGCACCGCTTGCCCCTTGGGCATGTCCGGCTTGACCTCCTTGAGGATCTCCCGCACATGCAGATAGTTTGCAGACGGGAATAGCAGCCCTGACCGGTTCATAACCCACTCTTTCTCTACCTCTGGGCTGATCGGCACAGTGCGACTCTTGCCGTTCTTGGTAGCCACGAAGGTCACACGACGATTTACTACATGTTCGGCGCGTAATTCGACCGCCTCACGCCAGCGAGCACCGGTACTCAAGCACAATATTGCCACACCACGATCATCCCCCTCCAATCTTGCCAACAATTGCTCAACCTCTGGAGGCGTAAGGTAGCTCATGGCTCTGGGGGCTACTTTCAATTTCTTCAGTACCTGCACAGGGTTATCGTCATGATAGAACCCGCCATCAATGAGAAAGGAAAACATGCCACTCAACTCCACCACCAAACGATTGACGCTGTTTGGGGTTATCTTCGCAGCCAGCATGCGAGATCGCAGCAATGTCAGGCTATGACTGTCCAGCTGGTTAACTCGCACCTCCCCCAAATAGCGATCTGCTCGCTGTAAAGTGTTCAGCGCCTTGATCCCCCACCGCTGGTGTTGCCCTTTGTGTGCCCACCAAATCTCGATAAGTTCAGCCAACGTGCGGGCATCCATCGGCTTACTCTGCCAAGCCTTATCGTGTTGTGTAGCCAAGATATGGCGCTCGAAGGCTATGGCCTCATGCTTCTTGGCAAATCTTCGCCGGATCCGCTTTCCATTGCGGCCCGTCGGTCTTACGTCCACTTGGTATTGACCATCATCGAGCTTCTTAATCGACATAAGAGAGCCCTCCGATCTTCACCACTTCACTCGTTGTGTTTGCCTGGTTGCTCAGGCTCATCCCCTCAATAGCGTCGAGAAACGCCAGGTGCAGGTTTAGCCAGTTTTCTGGTCGGAGTGGTGCGAGTCCAGATTGCCTAACCCAAAGTGTGCGAGAGCCGGTGCAATCTGTCCGGATTCTGGGGAAACCTCATCGAACATGAACCAGTCTCGATATTTTCTGAATCGAGGATTTATGAATATTTTCGTGGCAACTTCGAGGGTCATTTTCATCCGTTCAAGTTCATATCCTGTCAGGCTGCCGTAAGGGATATTGACCAAGTCACTCATCTCTCGTCTGTTAAGACGCTCGGATTCTCGCATGATCTTCAACTTTTCGCCTTGTGTGCTTGTTGACATAAGTGTGCTAATCCACTAAGTTTGTTTTCGTATTAAGACACCCAAACAATGCAAGCTTGATTGGGTTCGCTAAAGCGCCTGAGAGCTCAAGAAAGCTAGCGGGGCTAACCGGAGAGAGTACCAGAGATGAGCGACGCAACCAAAAAGCCAGAGGATAAGAGCGAGATCCCTGCACGGTTTATGATCGGGCTGACTCCCACCATGGTGCATACCGATGCCGTAACGTCAGAAGCCTTTAGCAAGGCGATCGGCAAAACGAACAAGGCTGTGGTGGAAATGATCAAGAAGGGCAAGCTGCCGGGTGTTGAGATGAAGATCCCCGGCAACCCGAGCGCCAAAGGCGATTACTACATTTATCTCCCCGCCTGGAACGCCGGTATAAAACTCGCGTTTGAGAGTCGCCCAAAAGAGATCCGCGACGGCTGGTTGGCTTGGCTGGGGCTGAGCATATGACCCCCCGTGAAGATTACCCGGCCCTGCTCAGGGCCCAGCTTCTGCAAAGCAAATCCCAAGTGCCGCGCTACTGGCGCGAGGCCGACCAAAAACAACGGGCGGCCATTTGCTACACCGCTCAGTTGCCGTTCTCGTTTGCAAAAGAGGTGCTGCCTATAGGCAGAGCAGACAAGGAGTCGATCCGCCAGGCAGTGATAGAGCTCGGGTTACAGCATCTGTTCCATGACCGCATGTCGGAATACGAGTGGCATACCGGCTGCCTGCCAGAGCTGCAACAAGAAGAAGAAGAAGAAGAAGAAGAAGAAGAAGAAGAGAAAGAAGGGAGAACTGGTCCGGCCGAACGGCTGGAGAAGAGTAAGGGCCTGTTGATGACACTGGTCAACAACCCACAAACCGCAAATAGCGGACAAGAAAAAACCCCGGTCAACGGCGCTCGACACGCCTAACGGGGTTCCTATCAATCACTTATCACGGAAATTGACATGCAAATATTACCTATCTGCCATGCCGTCCGCAATGCTCGGCTGCAAAACCGCAAGCTGGCCAGCCATGCCGGCCGTCATTTGAGAGTCACTCCAGACCATATCGCTGCCGCTGAACGCCCTGCCGCCATGGCGTGGGGTGGTCTGTGGGCATTGGTCAACAGCTGCAAAGGGAGCCTCTGATGGCCTTCTATCCAATCAGCCCCCGCGCGGCTTGCCACGGGGTGCGCTGCACCCTGCTGACCTTGCGGCTGTCTGCCTGGGCGCCAATACCGTCCACGCGAGCCCATAGCTACGTCGAACGCCAATACGCCCGCGCCGCTGTGCGCTGGTTCGATATCCATTGTCATCTCAACGCTATCAGCCACTGCCGGAGCTACCGCCATGTCTATGCCTAATGCCAATCTGCCTTCTATATCCTACCTCAACCACCACGCTCGCCGCCGCCTGCGCCAGCTCCGTGAGGCATTGCAACTGAGCCGTCCCAAGTTTGCTGAAAAACTGGGGATCCCGCAGACCACACTGAAGAACTACGAGCTCGGCTATCGCGAGATTGGCGGTGGCCTGCTCTTGGTGATCGCCAACCATAACGAACTCAACGAGCACACCTCTTGGTTAATGACCGGGACCAATCCGTCCCCGCTTCTAGTCACCGCTGCCGACATCCGGCAATGCCACCAGTAAGCCTACACCTGGCCGGTTCGCCGGCCTTATCGCTGAGCCTCTATACGTGGGGCTCATCGATAACACACCCAGGGGAATGCGATGGACGGATTCAGATGCATTGGCCGGATACCGGCCGCGATACAGGAAAAGGCGGCAGCCTTGTTAGCCAGCCAGCCAGCGCCCGCGCCGGCTGACGCACTGCCAAGCGGATGTGATCAACGTGGGATTGCGGTACCGGCTGTTTCGGCCACTGCGAACCCGGGAATTTCAGCTAATGACCCACGAGCGCTACAACACCGCCGTGGGCAGGAACAGGAGATAGCACCGTGAATACTCAAGAATTAGCCGCCGCTATCAAAGATATCGCCATGCTGCGCTCTGCGCTGGTTGGCCTTATCGGTGCTGACACCGAAGCAGAATTGCGCCAGATGGAAGCAATCATGCGGACCAGGCCGATGCCAGATGCAGACCGAGCAGCATCTATCAATGCAATCCACGCCCTGCTCGCCACGATGCCTGCCAAGAAAGGGGAGCAAACATCATGAGCGACGCAATCAAGATCGCCCGCCAAGCACCAGGCGTCATCGAGGAGCTGCTGACAGATATGTTTGCAGCCAAGGCCGAGGATAACTGTATCTGCCTGGGCGGGGTGTACTCCGGCCAGCAATACATCCAGATCCAGCTAGCTGTCACCAGCAACCCGGCCAACCTCATGGACGAGGATTATGTCGAAGATGACTGCATCGGCCAGGTCGGCCCCTCTCAAGACAACCCGCTCGCCATCCATTGGCTGACGGCCAGGGCAGAATTTATCGTCATGCGGGCGACCCCTTCAATGCGCGAGGGGGAGTTGCTGGCACTGGGCGCGATCCGCGCCGTGTATTGGCTGGCGCTCGGCCAAGGGGATACCCCGCTTGCTACCGATATCGGCGACTGGTGGGAAGAGTGCGCCACACTGCATGGGCTAGGCGAGGTGATCCTATGAACCAGCGCCTGATATCAGACATGGAACGAAACTTGAGTTGGTGGTGGGAAGACCTGCGCGGCGCTAGTGCGCGCCTGCGCGGGTATCAACGTCAACTCATCGAGTGCCGCCTGATCTCGCCACGACCACGGGCCACTATCGCATTCACCCTTCGTCAATGTGCAGCAGCACGCCGGATATGTGCTCACTCCAACATGGTGATCAAGGCTCGAAGAACTGGCCTGACAACGCTCAACCAATTGTTGAGCAGACATCAACCATGAGCATCAAACCCATTGCCATTCTGATGAAGGTCACGAAATGAAAAACTATCCAAATTTTGATGAGTATGAAGCGCAGCTCGTCGCTGAAATCGCTGCCTGGTCTGCCATGGCGGAAGTCGAGCAGCTCATGCTTGATAAGCATCGAGAGCTTCTCAAGCGGATGCTGGGTACCTTGCCACGCCGGGCTCGCCCTTGTCGTATGGCAGCAATGCGCTGCCGTTGGATGCGCAGACAGGTCATAAGCAGCCATCAGATTATCAAAGGCAAGGAGTGGCGGCTCACCAACCTGCGCTGCGAAGAGATCCTGCCGTTCTAATGCAATTGCACCACCCCGCCTCGCTATTTGATGCAAAACCCGTCCAGCCCAGGGAGCCTTCTCCCTGGAAGCTGGCTGCATCTGTCAAAAAAATGGCAAAGGCCATCATGAATGCACGTCGTGTCGCGCTGTGCTCTCTCGCGGATTCACGCTTACCGCCTGCTCACCGAGCGCCCGCAGCGCTGGATCTCGATAGTCAGATTGCAGCCATCCGCTCCTACTTCGCCGGGATCCACGGGGCCTATGCCCTGGACTGGGCGCTAGACTTGCTCGCTCGCCCCATTCCCCGAGTCAACGGTGGGCCTGGGGTGCAGTTACCAAAAGACCTCTGTGCAGAGCTGTTTGTTGGCTACTGCCGCCGCCGTGCTCCTGATGTACTCAAGGGGGTGGCGATCTGCTACGACGCCAACCGCTGGCTATCAAGCCGCATCACCACCCTGCGCCAGGTGCAGAACGTTATCCCCGAGCCCCTCGAGCAGCTTCGTACCAAGGAGAGCCGCGAGCGCCTGGCCGTCAACTACGTCGAACGCGTTGTCCGGCTGCGTGATGCTGCCACCGATTCAGGCAAGCGGCAGGTGCCGCCGATCCACCTGTGGAATATGTGCAGGCAGCCGGTCGAGGCCTGGGGCATGTTGCCCCGCTTGCCCAGGTTCAGAACCGCCGAGGGGCGCGACAGTTTCATCGTCTCCCGCCTTATCCGCTGGCTTGACCCAAAGTGGTGGGAGCGGCGCCTGCGCAAGATATGGGACCAGTACAACGAACACTGCGCCATCTTGCTCGGCAAGGTGCGCAAGGGTGTGTCCGCCTACGTGTCCTCCCAAGGGCTGCAAGCCTTCGTCGAGCGCCAACGGATGGCCGCCGCCTGGCTCAAGGACATGGAAGCCTATAACGCTCAGGACGACATCATCATCAGCCTGGAGGATGCGGTCAAAGCCTCCATTGCCAACCCCACTAACCGCCGTCACGAACTGGTGGTGCGTGCCAGGGGCTTTTCTGATGTGGCTGACGAAATGGGATATGTGGGGCTGTTCTTCACCTGGACAGCCCCGAGCCGCTTTCACCCGTGGAAAACGGTGAAGGCTTCCCAGCCAGGCAAGGCCGACACCACAGCAGAAAATCCCAAGCATGACGGCTCATCCCCCAACGATGCGCAGCGCTACATCGGCAAGTTGTGGGAGCGCTGCCGCTCGGCATTGGACCGCAACGTATCCATGGCGCCCGGCCTGCCGGTACCCAGCAAGCCGCTTCGCTGCAAAGGGGTTCGCGCAATCCAACCTCACATCGATGGCCCCGCTAAGTGGCGCCTTGGTGGGGGCTGGGACACATTCCGGCAGCACCTCGCCAACACCCCGCGCCCCTATGATGACCCCATAGACTATTTCGGCTTTCGGGTGGTCGAGCCACATCACGACGGTACGCCCCACTGGCACCTGTTGATCTGGGTCAAACCAGAACACAAGCACCGGCTGATCGGCATCCTGCAGCGCTACGCCCTGAGTCATGACAAAGGCGATCTGGAGCGTAAACGCCACCCAGACAGCAAACAACCTTATAGCGATATCACCCCCCGCTTTGACTGGAAGGTGATGGACAAGGAGAAGGGCGGCGCTGTCGGCTACATCGTCAAGTACATCGCCAAGAACATCGATGGCCACCGGGTCGGTGACGAAGGCGATCTGGAAGCAGAGACGGCTGCCACCGAAGGCGCCCGCCGTGTTAGGGCATGGGCCTCACTCTGGGGCCTGCGCCAGTTCCAGCCATTGAAAGGCCCACCGGTCGGGATCTGGCGGGAGCTGCGCCGCCTGCCTGGCCGCCTGCAAGAGGCAAGGGGGATCGTCGTGGCCCCACTGGCCAGCCCCATCATGGAAGAGTGCCGGCGCTATGCCGACGCGGTGGACTGGAAGAACTTCACCCAGGCCATGGGTGGCCCCTGCTGCCGTCGTGATGAACGTCCTTTGAGTATCCACCGCACCGCCTTTGCCGAACCCAATCAGTACGGCGAGCCGCAAACCAAGCTTGTCGGCGTGCGGGCCGCTGACGGCCTCATCCAACAAACCCGCGTGGGGGAATGGGTGCTGCGTAAATGTGGATCACAGAACACCACAGAGGCCCAGGGCAGCGGGTTTGGGTCTGTGGGCGAGCGCAGCGAGTTAGTGGGTACCGAGCGCAGCGAAGGGGGTTTCCCCCTTGGAGCTCTGGCAACAACTGTACGCGGCGATCTCGAAGGATCTAAAGAGGATCCGCTGAGTAACAGAAATATATTCCATTTGGGGCTAAGTGCTGAAGTGGTGGCCATGGTCCGGAGCGGGTTGATTGTCAGGACGGGGGACCGGTCAGTTTGCATTCGGGATGGTGAGTTGAAAGTGACCGAACGGCATCCGTTCGAATCACCAAACGGGCCATCACCATATCAAATTGAAGCCGAGGCCAGGCGCCGGGAGGCTAAACGCCAGGCGGAGCTCAAGGATGTACGGGGCCTACTGGCCCAGTCCGGGGATCCAGCCGCCTGGCTGGCCAGTATGACAGCCGCCGGTGCCGATGATGCCTTGGCGCTGCTGGATGCCCTGGGAGACGGGGACGCGGAGGAAGCCCGCGCCCGGCTTGACCGGCTGCGCAATGCAGTCGATCTACGGACATGGCCGCAACCACCAGTCGAGAAGAGCCAAGAGGCGATCAGTAATGCCGAGTTTTTCGGGGCTCACACTGATGCCCAGCACGCTCCGGATCGCAAACAAGATGTTCACCATCTCATTGCCAAATCAACCAGGGAGCGCTTGGCCGACGTTCGCCCAGAACATCGAGAAGTGCTGCTCACTCACCTGATGGCCAAAGCCGATGCCATGACACCAGGCGGCGGCGACACCGTCGCATTCGTGGCAGATCGGCTGCTGTCACTCGCACCACAATAACCAAAGAGGAAATGATATGACTGATAACATCGCCCAGCTGCGTGAAGGCAATACCGTCGTGGTGGATACCGAGACGCTGGCCACGGACAAACGGGCCCTGGTACTCACCCTGTCCGCCGTTCGCTTTGACAGGAACGCACACGCGCTCACAGAGCTCGGCATCTTGTTCAACAATGGCGCCCCGTTCGTGGACGGCGAAACCACCCTGCATCTCAAACTCGATGTGACCCAGCAACTGCTGGCTGGCCGCTCTGTCGACCCTGGCACGGTGAAGTGGTGGAACGGCCGCAGCCAGGAAGCCCGCGATAGCATCATCAACGGCAACGCTGTGTCTGTGCGCGAAGCGCTCATCCTTTTCTCCGGGTTTGTCCAGGGTGCTCAGCTCTTTGCCCGTGGTACCGACTTTGATCCCCCCATCTTGGCCACCCTGTTCGAAGACTTCGGGTTACCAGTGCCATGGCGTTTCAATGAGGTGCGCGATGTGCGGACCTACATCGATGCGCTAACCGGTGGTACCAAGGGTTACCTGGACAATTGGCCTAAACCGGATTGGTTCGTTTCCCATAACTCCCTCCATGACTGCATCCGGGATGCAATGCAGATGCAAGAAGCAGGTGCTCAGGTAACCAAACCGATTAGTTGATAGATAACAGCTGCAAAAAACGGCGTGACTAGCGCAGTCTGTCACACCGTTTTTTGTGGCCGGCAAGCGAAGCGCGGCAGCTCTGGCAGGTGGCAAAAAGCAACAATTTGTTGCATTTGTTGGCGTGTGACATATACTCATTGTGCACTCCACCCAAAGCACAAAAGGCAATACACATGGCTCAAACAGTACGCTTAGACGATGACTTCATCGCCGATGTTAAGATCCACGCGTCTGCTGCCCATCGCTCCTTGCCGAAGCAAATTGAGTACTGGTCCAAGATCGGTCGCATGGTCGAAGACAACCCGGACCTGCCTTTCAGCTTCATCAAAGATGTGATGCTCGCAGCAGAACAAGTCAAAGAAGGGCAAGTAACCCGCTATGTCAGAAGAACAAAACGAGATTGAGGTTTTTGAGTCAAGCCTGTTCACCAAGCAACTCAAAAAGCTCCCTGCGAAAGACCTGAAAGTAGTGGAAGACGAAATCGAGCGGGTCATTGACGACCCCGAGATCGGCGAACAAAAGAAGGGGGATTTGTCGTACCTGCGGGTGCACAAATTCAAGCTCAAGGGACAACTCGTACTGCTTGGCTACTCTTGGAAAGACGCGGAGCTGCAGCTCTACCTATTGAGCGTCGGTCCCCATGAGAACTTCTATGATTCTCTTAAAGAACGCCGCAAAGCGGACTTGAAGTTGATCGGATGATATATACGAAGGGGCGCATCATGCGCCCCTTTTTCATTATCCCAGGTTGAGTTCCCGCTGCAGGGCCTGCCGTCCCTCTTGGCTAAGCGAGTTTATAAGGCTCAAGGCCAGTTGGCTGGTCGTGCGCCCAGATGGGCTCAGAGGATGGCTGTATGACATCTGCGACACCCAGCTGTGTCCGCATTCCGCATCCGTGCACTGGCAGTACAGATCGGCGGTGTCGCGGCTCAGGCGGTGCGTCTTGGTGATGCGCCCCAGCTCCCCACATTCCCGACAAAATACCCGCATAAATCCCCCCTGATACCGTCGATGAAAAACCGTCCGATTATACCCTAATGCTGGATCTCTATACAGTGGCGTTGACCTCCAGAGACCGATTGAAATCCACCTGCAGCCGGCGCGGAAGGTTGGCCCCATTGATTGCATCCTGGATAAGCTCACACATCGGGATCGTCTCATTGCGGGCATAGGTTCGGTCGTACTGCTCGGGATTCCCGAGCCCCCCGCTGCCGTTGGCCGGGATGATACCGGCAAGCGCGGCCGGGAACCGGTGCGCGGTCAGCACATCCTGGGCGGTGATCGCCTTGATGGCCGCAAACTCGTCTTTGGTTGCAATGTCCCCCACCGGGATAAGCTTGATCCCGTCTGGCTTGCCGCCCGGGATGTTGACGAACATTGAGCGAAAATTCCCGACCCCCTTGCTGCTCGCGATCATCTCCTTCATTTCCGCTTCCTGGTCATCGTCCATGTTCGGGTCGGTGGCATAGAAGATAAACCCCATGTGGGCGCCGTTGAGGAAGTATTTGCGCCGAAACAGGGTGGCGTCCTGGTTGAGCAGGGCCGACTGCAGGCCCCCCAGGTAATCGGGCTGGCCATACACCTGTTGCACCGGGTCGTACTGGGCCAGCCAGATGATGTCGGCCGCCAGGTAGTGCTTGTAACTGCCGTCCCGCTGCAACATCAAAAAATTGCCATCCTGACAGCGGCGCAGGTACAGGCTTGACAGGGGATAGAGCCCGACCACCTGGCCAAACCCGTTGCGCAATTTCAGCAGCGCCGCATCCCCGAACTGCAGCAGGTTATGCACAAAGGCGGTGATCACCTCCCTGGGCACGCCCTCGCTGCTGATAAACCGGCCCGATACCATGTTGCGCCGCGCCATCAGAATGGCGCCATGGTGCGCATTGGCGCGAGCGACCTTGGCCAGCCCCTGCCGGTCGATAGGCGGCATGTAATACTCGCCCCAAGGGCTGTAGAACACGTCCGTGTAATCGGTCATCCAGGCTGTGGGGTCGATGGGTTCGGCCATGGAAAAGCTGACCATGGGCCGGCTGCTGGTTGTATTGGGATTGGGCCGCTCGGCCCGCGGGTGAAAGCGCTGTTTGCGGCTCATGTTTTCCTCGTTTACTGATGGCCCAGGTGGATTTGCGGCGGCGTGATGTGTCGAGCGGTTCGTTGTCTACCGCATGAGCAATGGCAAAGAACACGTCCGCGTGCCCGGTCTCGCTGCTGCGTGAGGCCCTGAACGTCAGCTGGCCGCCGCCGGTGGTGCTGCGCTTGATACTCATGAAGGCCAGCGGGATCTCGATGTCTTCCTGATCCCACTCGATGCGGTCTGACTCGACCACATCCACCATCTTGAGTACCAGCCGTGCCTTGCTCTCCACGTTGTAATTGATCGGGGTGATAGTTGACTTGAACACGGGCTGCAGCAGGTCATAGACCCCGCTCCCCACCCCGGAGACGTCTATCCCGAGATAAGTAACCCGGAATTTCTTGGCGATCTTCTCGATCTCGTCTGCCTGATAACGAAAGTTCATCCCGCGCCAGAAATGCTTCTCCAGCACCCGAAACTTTTCACCCGGGAACAATGGCGGGGCGACCACCACCAGGGTGGCATTATCGCGAGTGCGGCTCGGGTCATAGCCAAGCCACACCTCACGCTTGCCGAACGGCTCGGGGTGCCCAGGTGTGTAGTCGCTCCAGTTGCTGATACTGGTCTGGGCCCGCTCCATGTGCTGGAACTTGAACACCGAGGCTTCATCGTCCACAAAGGCGCACATGTAGAGGTGATCGAACACCTCGATGGCGGTCTCTTCGCGCAGTGCTTCAATGTCGATGAGGTTGAAGCCGGTCGATACCGCCTCCTCCAGGGTGAGGATGTAACGCCACACCCGATCCGGGCACACCCGCCCCCCGTCGCGCAACTCGGCATCGGTCGGGAACTCGATGGCCTGGCGGGCCGGATCCTTGCCCTTCCAGTCATCCCCGGTCCACAGCTTGTAGCCCCCGTGCGCCTTGCTGGACGGGGTGGAGAAAAAGGTCTTGCGCCAGTGGGATTGCGAGCCCATGCCAGTGGCCACATCGGTGACCGCCTTGAAGTTTTTGATCCAGAAGTATTCATCGGCGTAGAAGTTGCCGGTGTAACCCTGGGCACTGTTGGCACTGGTCGAGCAAAACACCAGCTGCGCGCCGTTGGAGAGCACAATGGGGTTGCCACTGAGCTCGACCCCCAGGAACGTGCGGGCGATGTTGATGATGTAGGAGCGGAAAATTTCGGCCTGGGCACGGGTAGCCGACAAGAACACCTGATTACCGCCGGTCAAGATGGCATCCTCCAGCGCTTCGCCGGCGAAATAGTAGGTCATGCCAATCTGGCGGGACTTGAGGATATTGCGGGTACGCGGCATGGTCGGGTCGTTCTTGACGTCACGCACGTACCGCTGGTGCGGGAACAGGGAGGCCAGCCACCCCTCGAAGTCTTCGGGGCCCAAGTCATTGACCCAGTTCTTGGTCTTCTTGCCGCCTTTCTTCGGCTTGCTCTCCCCGCGCTGACGGCGCCCCTCACTCTCGCCAAGCCCATCTTGTGGGGCTGACTGCTGGCGTAGCTTGAGTGCCTGCTCTCGTTCGGCTAGTTTGACAGCCTCCGCCTTGAGGGCAACGTGGTGACTGATGAGCCTGTCCATCTCTGCCAGGTCGGCGTGGTTCTTCTTCGGCTTTGCCGCCAACGCCTGATAGCGCCGGGTGATCGCATCTTCCAACGCCTCATCGCTAAGGAGTTCCGTCCAGCCGTATTTCTCGGCCCACAGGTACACCACGCGCACACTGCCAAGGCCCAGCTCGGCCTTGATCTCCTGTGCGCTCCAGTGGCGCAGATAAAGCCGCCTGGCGGTTTGTCGTACCTCTTCTGTATAGGCCATGAGGCTCCCCAGTCATAAAGCTGGGGCTCATGATACTGAGCCAAACCCGCCCCTCCCGCCGCCTTCATTCGGATGATTTCGGATAACCCCCGCTATCCGAAATCGCCCGAACGCATCTGAGTGCTCCCCTGCGCAGGCCCCGATAACCTGACGCCAATTCGACACAAGGGGGCCGCCGTGCCAACACCGATAGACTCATCACTGCGCACCGGCTGGGTGGTGATTGCCACTGAGGGCCAGTCCGTGGATGGTCGCGAGATCTCGGCCAAGTGGATCACCGACATGGCCGACACCTACGATCCCACCTTCTACTGCGCACAGCTCTGGCCTGACCATGCCAAATGGGGCGAGAACCTGGGCTACGTGCAGGCCCTTAAGGCTGACAAGGTGGACGGCAAGCACACCCTGTTCGCCATCCTCTGCCCAACCCGCGACCTCATCTACCAAAACCAGCGGGGCCAATACAAGTTCTGCTCCATTGAACCGCTGGATAACTTCACCGGTCAGGGCAAAACCTACCTGTTTGCTGTAGGGGTCACCGACATCCCGGCCAGCACCGGCACCACCATGCTCAAGTTTTCTGCCAAGCACCCATTGCCGGCCGTGGGGACCAGCCAGCCGCTGGACTTGTCCGGTTTTTCGCTGCCTGTGGACGAGCACAACAATCCCGACCGCGTCTCACTCCTGCACAAGGTGTTCAACTTCCTGGGCGGTCACGGCGCCCCGACCGCGGCGCTCCCAACCGAGTCACCGACCCGCCCCCAACCCGAGGAAAGTACCGACATGAACGAAGAACAGATGAACACGCTGGCGGGGATGTTCACCGCGCTGGGCACCCAGATTGAAACCTTTGGCGCCAAGGTCGATGCGCTGACGGCAGACAAGCAACCGGCCGTCACCGAGCCGACCACTGTGACCGACCCCGCACCTGTCGCCGTCACCACCGAGCAGTTTTCTGCCTTCGAGCAGACCCTCAAGGGGCTGGGCGAACAGCTGACCGGACTCAACGCCAAGATCGAAAAATTCTCGGTAGAAGCACCGGACCAGCGCCCCGAGGCCCTGGGCGGTAGCGACACCCACCCGACCGTTTGCTGAGGAGCATCCTGTGAGTCAAACCAAAACCCAGCAGGCCGAGAAGTGCCTGAACCACTACAACGCGCTGCTGGCCAAGGCATTTGGCGTGCCAGAGAACGCGCTGGCCAAGCAGTTCTCCGTCAGCGCCCCCATGGAAACGGTGCTGCGCAGCGCCATCCTCGAATCCACCGAGTTTCTGAAGCTCCTCACCTGCCTGGACGTGGAGCAGCTGACAGGCCAGGTGGTACAAGTGGGCGCCAGTGCCCTGCACACCGGCCGCAAGGTTGAAGGGCGCTTTCGTCGCAAAATTGGGGTAGACGGCAACAAGTACAGCCTGACCGAGACCGATTCCTGCGTGCGCCTGGACTGGAGCACCCTTTGTTCCTGGGCCAACGCCGGCAACGAGGGCCAGTTCGTGCAACTGGTGTCCGACTTCACCAACCAGACCTTTGGCCTCGACATGCTGCGGGTGGGCTTTAACGGTACCCACATCGCAGATAACTCCGATCCGGCCAAGTACCCGCTCGGTGAAGACGTCAACAAGGGCTGGCAACAGCTGGCGCGTGAGTGGAACAAGGGTAGCCAAGTTGTGAAAGCACCCGCCGGCGACAAGATCTATTTCGACCCGGACGGCCACGGCGACTTCAAGACCCTGGATGAAATGGCCTCTGACCTCATCAACGCCACCATCAACCCGCTCTATCGCACCGATCCCCGTCTGGTGGTGCTGGTCGGTACCGACCTGGTGGCCGCGGCCCAGGCCAAGCTCTACAGCGAGGCCACCAAACCCACCGAGCAGATCGCCGCCCAGCAGTTGGCCAAGTCCATTGCCGGTCGCCCGGCCTTCATCCCGCCCTATTTCCCGGCGAACGGGATGTGGGTCACCACCCTGGCCAACTTGCACATCTACACCCAGCGCAACACCCGCAAGCGCAAGGCGGCCGACAACGACGACACCAAGGGCTTTGAAAACCAGTACTGGCGTCAGGAAGGCTACGCCATCGGCGACTATGAAGCCTTTGGCAGCTACGAAGAGGCCGATGTGGTGATCGGGGCTCGCCCTGCTGCCCCGACCGCTGGCGCTGACTCTCACACCGAGCCGAAGGAGTAACCATGGCCCTCTCTCCTGGCATGCGTCACAAGCAACAGGTACTGGCCCAGTTGGGGGCGGCGCAAGCCGCCACCACCGGGCAAGCCACCGGCCTTGTGGCGAACAGCTTGCACCTGCAGCTGATTGCCCTGGAGCAGGACATGGCAAGGCTCAAGGCATTGGCCAGGATGAGCGACAAGGTGACGATGAAGCGGGACGAGCTGTTTCCCAAATATCGCCCCTACGTGGACAAGTACCTGGAGCTGGCAGCGCTCGGCACCGTGTACCAGAACGCGCTGTTCCAGCGTCTGATCATCTGGGCGTTTGATATTGGCGATCTGGAGACCGCCATCAACTGGGCGCTGCTGGCCATCGAACAGAACCAGCGCACCCCGGGCAACATCAAGCGCGACTGGGCCCATTTCACCGCCGACACGGTACTGGGCTGGGCCGAGGAACAAGCAGCACTGGGCCATGGCGTCGAGCCCTGGTTTTCCCGGGTGTTCGACAAGGTGCGCAATGACTGGCGCCTCAACGAACAGGCCACTGCCAAATGGTACAAGCTGGCCGGTTGTCTGCTGCTGCGTGACAAGGACGGGGTACCTCGCCCCAGCGCGTTGGCAGACAGCGCCACCCTGGAGCAAGCAGACCACTGGCTGGCTCTCGCCGAGAAGACCCACAGCAAGATCGGGGTCGGCACCTTGCGCCACAAGATCGCCATGCGCCTGCGAGCGCTCAACCCGGAATAAACAGCCGGAACAACGACTCCCACGCCACCGCGCCCCGGCGGGGATGAGCCAGCAGCTAACCGCTTGCACCGCGCTCAATCCCGTGGCCTCAGGGGCGCCCCAATTGATAAGGCAGCACATGATCTCAGGTAAAAGCATCCACTACAGCGAGCAGACCATCACCAATGACGGCTTTTGGCCAGACGTGGTGTGCGGCGACTTCGAGCGCCGGCGTTCCCTGCCTGCCGACATGGATAGCGATGCCATCAGTGCGGCACTACTGGCGGCCATCAGCGAGATCAATTTGCAACTGGACCGCCATCAAACCACGTTGCAAGCCCAGGGCTACACCAACGCCAGCCAGGTGCCTGGCCCCCGGATAGCAGGCGGTAACAACGCATTGACCGAGACCTATCTGGCGGCCGTCTTTGCTCGGGCAAAAGCCATGCTGCTGCCCGAGTTCGCCACGGTCACCGAGCGGGATGCCCGCAAGGATTTGGCCGAGCGTTCACCTGACCTGCGCGAGCAGCTGCTGGCCGAAAGCCAGCAACTGGTGCGCAGCATCAAAGCTAAGCACCGGGTCGGGGTCTCGATGATATGAGCGAGACCAACGAGGCTCTGCATCCCCAGGGTTACTTTCTGTCAGCCCTGCACCGCGAGCTTGAGCGTGTACTGCCGAAACGCTGCGCCCGCTCCCTCGACAGCTGGATGGAAGGCGGCACCATCAGCCTTGAACCCAAAGACATGGGGATCACCGGGATGGATCTGGCCTGGCTCAAATACAAAGCCGTGTTCTCGCTGGAAAACCTGCCGTTTCGCGAGTGCCGCACCGAGACCTTGTTGGCCGTAGTCGCCAGCTGGATACAGGAAAACGACCCCTTCCGCGAGCGCTTCGAACTGCCAGATCCCACCTATGACGTGGTGCCCAACGACGAGCACAGCGCAGACCTTGATCTCGAGGTGAATTTCGCCGAACCCCTGCGCATCGTGGAAGACCCTGACGGTGCGATCCGCTGGCTGGACAAGACCTGGACCGTGGCCCCCTTTGACGTGTGGTGGGCCGACTCGATCAACCTGTCGGTGGCGGGCAGCACCCACCCCGTCCACCCATAACCCCAAAACTTAAGGAGCCCTCGCCATGTGGCCTTATGTGCAGATCAACAACTTGAACCAGATGCAGGGGCCGGTGACCGAAGTCGAGCGCCACTTTCTCTTCATCGGCAGTGCAACCAGCAACACCGGCAAGCTGCTCTCTCTCAATACCCAGTCAGACCTCGACCAGTTGTTCGGTGCCGATGACAGCGAGCTCAAAACCAACCTGCTGGCGGCCCGCGATAACGCTGGCCAGAACTGGAGCGCGGCCGCCTATGTGCTGCCGACCGACAAACCGTGGCAGGATGCGGCTCGCGAGGCCCAGAAAACCCAGTCCTTTGAAGGGATCGTGGTGCTGGGGCAAGAGTGGGACCAGGCAAAAATCAACGCCGCCCACGCCATCAACCAGGAGCTCATCGCCAAATGGGGGCGCTGGCAATTCATGCTGCTGGCCGTGCCCGGCATTGTCGCCAAAGCAGTCGGCAAGGACGGTACCGCTCAAGCCTGGAGCGAATACGAGGCCAAACTGGCCGCCCTGCAGGAGGGCATCAAGGCCGACTCGATTGGCCTGGTGCCCCAGCTCTGGCCAAACCTCATCGGGGTCTATGCCGGGCGCCTGTGCAACCGGGCGGTGAGCATCGCCGACAGCCCGTGCAGGGTGAAGACCGGCGCCCTGGTCGGCCTTGGCAACAAGCCGGTGGACAAGGACGGGATCCCGTTGCCGCTGGCCACCCTGCAGACCCTGGAACAGAACCGTTACTCGGTGCCGATGTGGTACCCGGACTATGACGGCCTCTATTGGGCCGACGGGCGCCAGCTCGATGCCGAGGGCGGTGACTACCAGGTGATCGAAAACCTGCGCATTGCTTACAAGGTGGCGCGCCGTACCCGTATCCGCGCCATCGCCCGCATCGGTGACCGCTCGTTCAACTCCACTCCAAGCAGCACTGCCGCAGCCATCACCTACTTTGGCAAGGACCTGCGCACCATGGCCAAAGCGACCACCATCAACGGCCAGCCGTTCCCGGGTGATATCGCCTCTCCCCAAGATGGCGACATCTCGATCCAGTGGACGGCAAAGAACCTGGTCTCGGTGTTTGTGGTCGTGCGCACCGTGGACTGCCCCAAGGGGATCACCGTCAACATCATGCTCGATTTGAGCCTCAACAACGGGGAGGGTTAACCCGTGACCAAACGCTTTTCCGGTATCAACTTCGACACCACCCTGATGGGGGCCATGGTCCACGTCGAAAAGGCCAGCCTCTCCATTACCGATAACAGCGCCGTAGCACAAACACGTGGCATCCCTGACGGCTTTGTAGACGGCGATGTATCGGCCGAGTGCGAGTTCGAGCTCGACACCAAGAACCTCAAGCAGCTGATCGCCGCCGCCAAACGGGCAGGCAGCTGGCGCGGGATGGAGCCGGACGATGTGCTGTTCTACGCCAGCACCGGCAGCGAGGAGATCAAGGTGGAAGCCTTCGGCGTCAAACTGAACGTGGCCGATCTGCTCGATATCGACCCCAAGGGCGGCAGCAAGACCGTGCACAAGGTGAAAGGCATTGTGACCTCCCCCGACTTCGTTCACCTCGATGGCGTGCCGTACCTCTCCAAGGACGACACCCGCCACCTGATGGATTAAGGGGCGCGCATTGGACGATATCGACCGCGCCAACCACCACGCCGCCCGCATGCTGGCGGCCCAACTGGCCAACCAGGTGGGCAGAGGGCGCTATCAGGGGATCAGTCTGCACGAATGCGAAGAGTGCGACGACCCGATCCCGGAAGCGCGCCGTCTGCATGTGCCGGGGGTGCGTCTGTGCGTTCCCTGCCAAAGCCGCGCCGAGCGACGCGGCAAATAACGAGAACGGGATATGAACCCTATGCCGAATAAAGACCCCATCATCGGTGCCGCCCTGCTGGCCTGGTTGATGGATAACTGGCCCACCGTCTATGGGGCACTGCTAGCGCTGGCTATTGCGTTCCTGCGCATCACCAATGCCGGAGGTCGGGGGCGACGCCGGCTGATCGAATCCCTGCTGTGCGGCCTCATCACCCTGGCGGCGGCCACTGGCACCCAGTTGCTCGGGATCCCGCAAGAGGCAACACCGTTCCTGGGCGGCGTGGTGGGCCTCATGGGTATCGACATCCTGCGAGACAAGGCCGCCCGCCTTATCAACATCAAAGGAGGTAACGATGCCGCGCAGTAACTGCCACCCACAGGTGGCCGCCTTTCTCGACATGATTGCCTTTTCAGAGGGCACCAGGGGCCGGGGCGATGACGGTTACAACAAGCTGGTCAATCCGGCGGGTTTCTTTGACAGCTACGCCACCCACCCAAATGTGCTGGTGCAGGTCAATCCAACCCTGAAAAGCACCGCAGCGGGCCGCTATCAGTTCCTGTCAAAGCACTGGGCCCACTACCGCGATCAGCTCGGCCTGCCGGACTTTGGCCCCGAGTCGCAAGATGCCTGGGCAATCCAGCTGATCCGCGAGCGCAAGGCGCTGGACGATGTACTCAAGGGGCGCATCCCCCAGGCGGTGGCTAAGTGCGCCAACATCTGGGCCAGCCTGCCCGGTGCCGGCTACGGCCAGCGCGAGCACAAGCTGGCGGACCTGCTGACCAAGTTCACCGAGTTCGGCGGGGTGTGGGCATGAACATCATCAAGGGGCTGTTCTCCAACGTGCTGTTCGTGCTGGTGCTGGCGCTGATGGTTGCCCTGTTTGCTGGCAACAAGGTGCTCGACAAGCGCACCAGGGAACTGGCAGGAGCCAACGGCACCATCAGCACATTGCAGCTGGCCAATCAGCAGATGGCCGAAGAGTTCAGCGCTCTTTCGCTGCAGGAGTCTGGCTTGCGCGCCCTGCTTAAACACCAGAACGCCGCCCTGGCCGATCTCGACCAACAGAACAGGATGACCGCCGATGAACTGCAACAAGCCTTGGCCACGCCATCGGAAGGCCGCCCGAACTGCGCTAGTGAGCCTCTGCCTGTTGGCGCTCTGCGCCTGCTCCAGCCCGCCCCAAACCGTGGTGCAAACGCAGGTGGTCAAGCGGCTACCGCCGCCGGGGCTGGTACCCCACTGTCCGGAACCTGATTTCACGGGGAGCACCTACGGCGATGCCGTGCGGTTTATCCCCACCCTGCAGACGGCAATGCGCCGCTGCCAAACCCAACTCGACACCCTGAACAACTGGATAACCCAAGAGGAAACTACCCCATGAGCAAGACCATCATCACCCTGATCTGCGCCAACACCGATATCAGCTTTGAACCGACCCTGACCGCCTACAACAGCTACATCAATGGCTTGTCGATGACCGACAAAGTCGCGCCGTCTCATCAATACCTCAAGCGCATCGTCGCAGCCGACAGCAAAGAGGCGCTGGATGGCCTGCTTGCTCGCCCCGGCGCAGCCCTGCAGATCGCCGCCAAGGTCAACGAGCAGTTCGCCCCTGACCTGGATATCGAAGTAAAAAACTGACCGCGCGTGCCGAGGCCATCGAACACAACCAGTTAGAGCAGGTATTGGCACTGCGCCGCCACTACCTGCCCCATGACGGGGATGATCTCGACAGCCTGGCCCGCGCTATCTGGCTAGACAAACACGCCCGAGAGTCCACCGCCGCCGCCGTGGCCGAGGGGATCGCCCACGCATTCAATGGATAACCCATGGCCTCTGTCACCGAACAACTGATCATGCGCATTGCCCTGGTTGATGCCATCACCCGGCCGCTGGCGGGTATCAACAACCAACTGAAGACGGTGAAGACCACCGCGCAGAGTGGCTTTGCGAGTATTGCGGGCGGCGGCGCAGCGATGTTGGCCGGTGGCATGGCCATCCAGAATGCCCTGATGCCCGCCATTGAGATGGACCGGGCACTGGGTGAAGTGGCGTCTTTGGATGTGGCGCAATCGGGGCTTAAGGCATTAAGCGACGAGGCGCTGAAATTCAGCGTGGAATACGGCAAGTCCGCCACCGAGTTTGTACGGGCCTCTTACGACATTCAATCCGCCATCGGCGGCTTATCTGAAAGCGAACTGCCCGCCTTTACCCGTGCCTCCGCCGTGCTGGCCGCAGCCACCAAAGCCGACACCGGTACCATCACCAGTTACATGGGCACCATGTACGGCATTTTTGAGCAGCAAGCCGTGGCCATGGGCAAGGCCGACTGGGTCGAGGCGGTAGCAGGTAAAACCGCCACCGCTGTACAGATGTTCAAGACCACCGGCCAAGGCATGGCGGATGCCTTCCAGGGCGTGCAGTCCACTGCCACCTCGTTAGGGGTGTCGATGGATGAACAATTTGCCGTATTGGGTATGTTGCAATCCACCATGGGCGGCGCCGTGGCGGGTACCGCATACAAATCATTCTTGTCTGCCATTCCCAAAGCAGGGAAAGGGTTAGGTCTGAGCTTTTACGATGCCTCCGGGGCCATGTTGCCGATGGTGGATATCCTGGAGCAGATCAAAGGGAAATTTGGCGATCTGGAGGGGGAAGACATCGGCAAGATCAGCGCCGCCTTCGGTGAAACAGCAACCCCGGTCATTTTGAACCTGTTGAAAAAAACTGACCAGCTCAAGGGCAATATCAACGCATTGGGCAACACCACCGGCATGGGCAAGGCGGAGAAAATGGCCGCAGACATGACAGACCAGTGGCAGCGGGTCGAGTCGGCCTGGTTTGCCATCCGGGCTGCCGCGTTCGGCGCAGTGCTGCCGAGTATCAACAAAGTGGTCGGCGCCTTTGCCGATGGTGGCGCCGTGGTGCTGCGCTGGACCAGGCTGTTCCCTCATCTGACCAAGGTCATCAGCTACGCCATGCTGGCGATTGCTGGCCTCGGGATTGTGACAGGGGCATGGCTGGTGCTGGCCGGGCTTGCCAAGCTGGTGACGTTGGCTTGGATGCTGGCCATCAATGTCCTCATCACACCCATTACTCTGCTCAGAAAAGCCCTCGCAGTGCTGCGAGGGACCATCATGGCCGTTAGCGTGGCGATGGGCCTCAACCCGGCGGTTGTCATTATTGGCGGCATACTGGCATTGATCGCCGTGGTGGCACTGGCCAGCATCTACTGGGATGAACTGTGTGCCGCGTTTGCGGTGCTGACTAACTTTGAGCTGCTGTCCGCCTTTTTCAGTGGGTTGGTCGAGACCTTCGGCCCGCTGGCCTCGCAGGTCCTAGCCCCCATGGCAAACATTTTCAACCTTATTGTAGGCTTGTTGGGCCAGGGGATCGCCTGGCTCGGTACCTTCTTCGAACAAACCAACCAGGCCAGTGTTGGGGTCGACAGTGTGACCGACGCCGGGCGGCGCATGGGGAACATCCTCGGCGCGGTGTTCGATACCCTGCTCACCCCTTGGCGGGCACTGATCAAGCTCATCAAAATCGCGCTGGATGCATCCAATCAGTTTTTGGGAACCGAGTTCGACACCAGCGCCTTGAACGTCGATGTGCTGCCGAAGTGGGCCGCATCTCCCTCGCTGATCGCACCTCCCGCCCCCGTGGTCAATAGCCCCTCTCCAATCACTGTGCCAGCCATGCCCGGGGGAATGAACTTCCAAGAGCCGGAACAGCAGCAGGAGAAGGTTAATGCCCCCCTCGCCCGCTATCGTCAGCAGGACCAGAGCAAGGTGCCATCCGGTGGCCTGGGTAAGCAACTGATCCAGGCCAATGCCGCCGCGACCAGCGCCAACCAAAAACCGTCAAAGAGCCTCACCACCGGCGATGTGTATATGAACGTACAAAACCCGCTCTCGCCTGGCGAGTTGGAACAAGAAATGTGGATGACCATCCGCGGATGAGCGAGCCCATGACCAAAGAGCCAAAGTACATCGATATCTGGGTGGTTAACGGCGCATGGCAGCTGGATGCCGGTGGCCAGCCACGTTACACCCAGGACCGCCACAGCATCGGCCAGGACATCAAGCACCGGATCATGGAGTCGGGACTGGCCCGCAAGCTGATTGGCGAACGTAGCCCGACCCTGCGCGCCGATGTGATGACCGAGATTGAGCTGCTGGTCGAGAACGACGAGCGACTGGTACCCGGCACCATCGTGATCCGCGAAGAGGCCCCCGAGCGGGTGCTGGTCACCGCCCGCACCTATGAATTTGGCGATCTGGAGGTAACCCTGTGAACCTGCGCCCGAACGTGGACTTTATGGCCCTGCTGGCCGAGACCGGCATCCCGACCACCGAGCAGGCCATGGAGGCCGAGCTCAAGAAAGAGGTCAAGGCCGCGGGCTCCCTTATCACCAATGACTCTGATGTGAGTCCCTTCTGGCGACTGGTGCGCGGGGTGGTCATCACCCCGGCGCTCTGGCTGGTGCGCACCCTGCTGGCCGGCCATGTGCTGCCCAACACCTTTGCGGCCACCGCCAAGGGCACCTATCTGACCCTCAAGGCCTGGGATGTGGGCGTGACGGCCAAGGCGGCCCAAGCCGCCCGTGGCATCATCGAGTTCGTCAAACGTGACCCCAACCAGCCGCTGGTGATCCCAGATTCCCTGTGGATTGCCACCGAGCGCATCAACGGGGTGATCTACCGGTTGCGCCCCATCCAGTCGGTGATCTCCCCCGCTGGGGAATCCGTGGCCCGGGTGGTCTGCGAGGCGGAGTTCGCCGGCAGTGCCTGGAATCTGGCCCCCGGGTACTACTGCCTGCCCAGTGACCCCCTGGACGAGGTGGTGGCACTGCGTAACCCGGACGGCTGGCTGCTCACCCCGGGCGCCGATGCCGAATCCGACGAGGAACTGGCGCTGCGGATCCGCAACCAGTTCTCCACCGCCGGCCGCTTTCACATCGACTCTGTCTATCGCGCCATGTTGGCCGCCGTGGCGGGGATCCGCCCTGACCTTATCTTCTTTGAGCACGATGCCCCGCGTGGGCCCGGCACGGCCAACGCCTATATCCTGCTGGACGTCGGACAAACCACCCCCGCCCTGGTCGCCAAACTCAATGAGTACGTGGCCGCCGGTCATCATGGGCACGGGGATGATTTGCAGGTCATGCCCATCGCAGAAACCCACCACACGTTGACCCTGTCCGTATGGGGCGTGGGCCACCTCACAGACCGCGAGCAACAGGCATTGATCCAGGCGCTCACTGACGCGGTCGGCGCCGCATTTCGCCAGAGCGCGGCTTATCCGCACATCACCCGGGTGATGCCGCAGCGCCGCTTTTCGCTCTCGCGCCTGGGCAGTGAATTACATGCCACCTTTCCGGTGATTGGCAGCCTGGCATTTGACCAGGGGGACATGGTGCCCGGGCTGGCGGTACCGCGATTGACCCACCTGCAGGTGCAGTGCCATGCGTGA